GGTCGATTTTCATCTTCCGATAAAACAGGTTATTTCATACGTTGTCTTGCATGGTAGTACCATCTTTCTACTTCTCACTATGCCCTATCTGGGCGCACGCCGTCAAATCCTAAACCCGGAATGTGCAGGACTTCATCAGCATAAAGAACGATGTCGCCCTGTTCTTTCAGATTCGGATTTGCCTCATCGTAACGGCTGTAAATATATATCAGGCGGTTTTTCTCATCACGGTCAACCTTCATTTTGTCAGGCATCAAAGGGTATAGCCCTAAAACATCACCTCTGCCGTTTCGGATAATCTGTGCATAGGCATTGCCGTAAATCAGCAGATGTGACATTAAGGTTTCTCGGAAAACAAAAGAAGTCATTTCAGGATTTGGCTGGTCGTGGAGTAAAAAATAGAGCGGATGCTGTGGCACTCGCTCTTTTCCGCTATCGTTGTATTTGTACACATGAAGCGGCAGCTGTGCAATTGCTTCTGACAGAACCCGCACACAGGCATAGACCGCAATATGCTGCAAAGCTGTTCTATCGGTGACTCTTTTTCCTGCATTGCTTCTGCCGAAAAAGTATGTGTATGATGGACTGTCGTAACTATTGGTAGGCTTGTCTCTGGACTTGAATAGTCCGCTGAAAATCCCCATAAAATCACGCTCCTTATTATAATATCAGCATCTCTCTCGTATCATAAACCGACTCATCCGAAACACATCCACAGCGAATTGCACGGTCAAGAGCCATAATCATGGCAACCGCACCGTCAATTTTCTCTGTGGATTTTTCTTTGTCCGGTTTGATGTTTCCGGCAGGGTCACGGCGAATGAAGATGTTGTCCATCATCCACCTCAAAACAGGATGTCCATTGTGGGCAAGCGTCTGTTCCAAGGTCAGTTTCATCAATTCCTTAGTCGGTGGTGACATATCTTTATATCCTTGCCCGAACTGCACCATCGTAAATCCAAGCCCTTCCAGATTCTGTGACATCTGCACAGCACCCCAACGGTCAAATGCAATCTCTTTGATATGAAATTTCTGTCCCAGTTCATCGATGAAGTTTTCGATAAAACCATAGTGAACCACATTTCCCTCAGTGGTTTTCAGATATCCCTGACGTTCCCAAATATCATATGGAACGTGGTCACGTCTTACTCTAAGGGGCAAAGTTTCCTCCGGCAGCCAGAAGTAGGGCAAAACATAATAATGCTCATCTTCATCTGTTGGAGGAAATACCAAAACAAAAGCTGTAATATCCGTTGTAGAGGAAAGGTCAAGTCCACCGTAGCAGATTCTTCCTTCGAGTTCGGATTCATCAAAAGCAACCTTGCATTTGTCCCACTTTTCCATCGGCATCCAACGCACAGCCTGTTTTACCCATTGATTGAGTCTTAGCTGCCGAAACGCATTTTCCTCGCCGGGAGTCTCTTTTGCAGAATTACACGCCGCCACCACCTTATCCATGCCGATGGTCTTATCCAGACTTGGATTTGCTTTTTTCCAAACCTTTGGGTCAGTCCAGTCCTCGGATTCATCTGCACCATAAATAACCGGATAGAAAGTCGGATCATGCTTTCTGCCTTCCAGAATGTCTTTCGCCTTTTGGTGTACTTCATAGCAGATTGAATTTGTGTCTGTGCCGGCTGTGGTAATCAGGAAATACAAAGGCTGCATTCTGGCATCGCCGGAGCCTTTGGTCATAACATCAAAGAGCTTTCGGTTCGGCTGCGTGTGAAGTTCATCGAACACGACCCCATGGATGTTGAAGCCATGTTTGGAATAAGCTTCAGCGGAAAGTACCTGATAAAAGCTGTTTGTTGGTGTGTATACAATTCTTTTTTGTGCAGTAAGTATCCGGACTCTTTTCATCAAAGCCGGACACATACGAACCATATCTGCGGCAACGTCAAAAACAATCGAGGCTTGCTGTCGGTCTGCGGCACAACCATAGACCTCCGCTCGCTGTTCTCCGTCACCACAAGTTAATAGCAGAGCGACGGCAGCTGCAAGCTCACTCTTGCCATTTTTTTCGGAATTTCAATATATGCTGTATTAAATTGCCGATAGCCGTTCGGTTTCAAGATTCCGAACAAATCACGGATAATCTGTTCCTGCCAGTCCAGCAGTTCGAATTTCTTTCCTGCCCATGTGCCTTTGGTGTGGCTGAGGCATTCAATAAAAGAGACAGCATAGTCTGCCGCCTTTTTGTTATACTTGGAATCCTCCGCCATAAAACGGGCCGGTTTAAATCTTGCCATTGTTCTCACCTCCAAACAAAAAAGACCTGCCAAAAGCAAGTCTGCATCATTTATTTTAACGCCCTCAAGGGGCAGTTTTGTAATCGAGATTCCATTCCGTAGAGTAGACGGACGACATTACTGCCGCCGCCCCTCGACAGAACCGTACGTGCCCTATTAAGGCATACGGCTCTTCAAACAATCTTTACAGACCAATTCCAGATGTTCTTAGTTATCTTAGGCTTTGGAATGTGATAATCCCAAATCTTATTAAATTTTCCCCATCGCATATATGCTCGTTCACTTCTGCGATTCAGCATCTTGTGCGTGACATATTTTAAATATTCATAGAACTTTCGCATCTGCGTATAATTTCCATTCACGCCATAGTAATTGTAATGCCCTAACAGACTTACTCTGATTAACTTCATTGTTTCAGTCACATTCTTGTTGAGACGTGTTTTCAACCACTCTTTTGCTTTTTGCCGTTTCGCTTTCAATTTCTTCTTGCTGGTACGGATTCCGACACGATATTTTCCTTTCGCTGTATGCGTGTTAAAGAATGTAAATCCCAAAAAGTCAAACTCCTCTTTGTTTTCTGCAAATCTTCCGAATTTGAAAATTCTCGTCTTTTCCTCCGCAAGTTCCAGTGAAAACTTTGCAAGTCTTGGCTTTAATGCCGTCATAACTTTTTGTGCATCGTCCCAGTACTGGAACATAATGATAAAGTCATCTGCATATCTGACATAATAAATTTGTCCTCTAATATGCTTCTTTACTGCGGTTACCCACAAGTCAAGCACATAATGCAGATACACATTCGCCAGAATCGGGGATATTTGCCCACCCTGCGGTGTCCCCTTATCACTTTCATGATATTCTGTTCCTTCCATGATTCCCGCAATCAGAAACCGCTTTACATAACGCAGAAAATTTTTGTCATCAATATCATTTGCGAGAAACTTCATCATCCAGTCATGATTTACATTATCAAAGAATCCTCTGATGTCTGCTTCCAGCACATAATTAACCTTTCGGCACATTATCACTTGATTGATGTATGCTACTGTGTCATGAGCACTGCGATTCGGGCGGAATCCCATGGAACAGTCAAGGAATCTTGGCTCGTATACCTGATTCAGTATATCTGCCATTGCTCCCTGTACAAGTCTGTCCTCATAAGCTGGTATTCCCAAAGGTCTCATTTTCCCATTGCCTTTGTCGATATAGGCTCTGCGTACTGGTAATGGTCGGTATTGTAACCTCTTCATTTCTTGTACTAGTTTACCAATATTTTCATTAACATGGGTTTCGTACCTCTGTTTGTCCACCTTATCGATACCGGGGGCTTTATGCAGCTTTTGATGTCTATGCTGTGCCATAAGATTTTGTTCATTGACATTGTGCATCAGATTCTGCACTTTTGCGTATCGTCTGGATTGGCTGCTTATTCTCATTGAGTTCGTTTCCATCTGATTTGACCTCCTGTGTCACACATGTTTCTTCTTTGAGAGCGATTATTTGCTGTCCCCTTCACTCCATCTGCTTTCACAGACTTCGCAGTTATTATGAGACAGTCCGACTTCTGACAGACCATCGGATTTTCTCCGCACTTTATGTACTTCAATTTTCCTACCTCAACTTAGGAATCCGTCAGACCTCCCAGGTATGCATAAGATACCTTGTATACTCGCCACGCCCTCGGACCCCGGTGGAATCAGCAGTTTCTCGCCTAACAAATCTGCTGATGCTGTCTGCTGCAACAATGACTGCATCGACTTCCGCTAACAACATAAATTACGGGGCTCTATAGCTTCACGCTTTCGCATTGCGGCTCTCATACTCCATTGCCTACGCTTAAATCTAACCTCACGGCTTCAACTCCAAGGCTATGTACTGACTGCTTGCTATGCTTTATCAGGTCGAGAATTTCACCCGACTATATCTTATGCACCGAACTGGCGCACCATTGTAACCATATTACCAGTTACAATATATAAGGCGGGTGAAACCTCGCATCCAGTGAGGGGTTGCTCGTACTTGTTGCTTAGGCTATAATAGAAGTATCGGAACGGTGTATATT